GTATATTTTAGATAGAGGGGAGTATGCTGTTATAGGTTTATTAACACCTGTAGTAGCACTGATTACCATATGCATTACGTTTGTTATTTTTAAACTGGGACTCAGAGTATATGACAGCCCAGGCAATTAATACAAGAGTGTATTGAGTATGTTGATTTCTTTCTATAGGACCAAAATAAGAATATAACAATAAGGTTGTATAGTGATTATTATAGGGAATAGTCATAGGCTTATTAATGGGATAAAGTCTTTCATAAATTAATCCTTGCCAAGTGGTCAACTAAGGATACTAGGGATGAAGAAATTAGGCCTAAATTTAACTTTAAAGACAATAAAAAGAGGAAACCTTAGTATTCCCAAAGTTTCCTCTATGATTTAATCGGAATGACCAGACTTGAACTGGCGACTCCTCGCCCCCCAGACTTACCAGAACTTCTAATGAATAAATATTACCATATGGATGTGAATTGTTCAAGGGGAAACTTTTAACCAACAATTAGTTAATTAAAAACTTACAAAACAATATTCCATCCAACACTAAACTATGTGAAGTATGTGGTGAGAGATTTGAATTCGAACATAAAGTTGGAAAGCCAGAAATATATTGTTCAAAATGCAAGAAAGCTATCGAATTAGAAAAAACTAGAAATAGGGTAAAAAAATACAGAGAAAATAATTAACCGTTACATCATAATTTTAATCAAACCTCTACAACCATTGATACACAAGGCTTTGAAGTACATTTGTTGGTATATAAGACTTTATTCAAAATAGTCTCTTAGGGAAGGGTGCAATACCGAGGAGTTAGATGTTTCACTCCATCATTGCAAAACAATATTCCATCTAACACTAAGCTATGTGAAGTATGTGGTGAAAGATTTGAATATAATACAGATGCAAAAACTCCTAAAGAAAATTGCAACAAGTGCCAGGCTGAATTGGATAAGCAAAATAAGCTAAAATGGTGGAATAATAACAAAAAATAACACATTTTTTCAAGCAATTCTAGTAACGTAAAATATCATAACCTCTACAACTGTTGATACACAATGCTTTGAATCATATTTGTTGACGTACAAGACGTTACTCATAATATCTATCTATGAAGGAGTAGATTTTGGAGTTAGATGTTTCACTCCTCCCTTACAATCCCATTGGATAAAATTGTCCATTCGGATAAATGTTCTTAGCCGTATCTACAGTTAGCATATAGTCTACTTGTGGTCTTTTTAAATTTCCAACATCGACAGTTTTGTCTATCTTAGAAAAATCTAAATTTTCAATAAATCCTTTACCTATTTAGTGTCTTCCTCAAAGGAAAAGACTAACATTGACACTTTTTGAGTTTTTCTCAGTTTTGTGAAAAACCTTCCTGTATTGACTGAGTGGAATTTTCCGTTGAGGAATACCATTTAAAATCAACAAAAAGAACATGTGAAATGCACACCCATGAATTAGAAATGTAGTATTATCAATGGTTTGAAGTGTGCTAAAAAGGGGCATATAGGAGGGGGGAAACAAAACTTATTGTAGTGATGAATGCAGAAATGAAGCTAAAAAAGAAAAAGACAGAGAGAGGATGAGACTAAAAAGATTAAATAGTCGAAAGTTAAATATTGTTTAACCGTTGATATTGTTACATTCTTCAAAAGCCCTGATTTTAAGTGAAATGCTTAAACTCATTGACTATCAATGGATATAGCGATTTTTAAGTCTAAAAGCAGGATATGTCGATAAGGGAGAGTATAGTTTTTATTATTTTTTATCCTAACATATCAAATAAATTAGAAAGGAGAATTACAATGAAAAGATGTACAGTTTGTGGAGAGAAATTTATCCCAAACTCAAATAGACAAAAATATTGTTCCGATTGCAAAAAGAAAGTATTAAAGGAACAGCGTGATAAAGCAAGAGATAAATATTATAGAAAGAAGTTTGGTAATAACGAAAAATAAACTTTGTTATATAGACTTATGCCATAGTTCCTATATAACATATTGGAATTGTATGGGGCAAGGGTGGTTCGATTCCCCAACGAGTTTGGTTTAATCCCCATTCATTTTATCATCTCAGAGGGTATCTAAACTATAGGTATCCTCACTTTCAAATAAGTCAAATATACAGCATTTAGATTTTTAAAATGGGTAATATATCGTAAATGTAATTTTAAATCAACTGTAGAAGCCCTATAGCAGAATAATACCCAAAACCATTGATTTATAAGGCTTTGAGAGGATTTGGTATATTTGTTAAAAAGCTAGTATTTACAAGGGTTACAGGGATTTACAAAAATTAAACTAAATATAAAAAAGGTATCGTTCTGAACGATGCCTAAAATATATGAAGGTGTCCTTAATGGATGCCTTTTATTATGCCAAAAAATAATAAGAAATGGAGAGTGGTACAATGGTAAACGAAAAAAATCTGAACAAAATTGAAAGTGAAAGAATTGCAAAGGTACTTGAAAGAAAGGCTAATATAATAACTTTACACATGAATGCCTTTGGTAGTGTGGAAAATTACATAGCAACTGTAATAAGAGATTCAAATTCTCTTAGAAGGCATGGTGAAGTAATTTATATTGATACTGATGGAGAAATCATACTACCATGCCAAGCAGAGAAGATTGCCAAAAATGTTGATGCATTTAAAGAATTTCTACTCAAACACAATGAGACATACACATCATATGATAAGGAACTAAGTATCATGTATCCAATTGAAGTGGAGAAGTATATATACTTTAACAAAAGGCTTATGCGACAAATTGGAGAATGTGCCGACTTAACACACGCAAAACGTAAACTGAACCACCTAGCAAACCTACTAAGGCAGTATAAAATGTACCAATTCAATGATAAATGTATTGAACCGATCAGAAGTAAAACAATCGACCAAGAAATAATGGATGAATGTTGTAGCCACCTAGAGTAATAGGTGGTTTTTATATTACTAAAAATAAAAGGAGAGTAGCACAATGGAAAACAAAACAACTATGATTGAAATTGATTTAATTAAGGTAAATGACAGAATCAGAAAGGATTTTGGAAACATTGACCAACTAGCACAAGACATAAAAGAAAATGGACTTATCAATCCTATCTTAGTAACACCTAACTATGAATTAATTGCAGGGGAAAGACGTTATCGTGCTATTAAAAGTTTAGGATGGAAAACTATTGAAGTTAGAGTTATGTCAGTACGAGATGCACTACATAAGTTGAAATTAGAAATTAGTGAAAATGAATACCGTAAAGACTTTACATTCAGAGAAAAAATTGAATGGAGTAAAATGCTTGAACGTGAATATTCAAAGATTGCCAAAGAAAATATGAGTAAAGGTGGCAAGGGTGACAAAATATTGGAAACCTTTGATAGAAACAAAACTATTGCACAAGAAGTAGGGTTTGGTAATAAGGAAACTTATCGTCAAGCAAAATTTATCTATGAAAATGCAGATGAGGATACTTTAGATAGGTTAGATGAAGGCAAGGCTACTATTAATGGAGTGTATAAGAAACTCAAAACAAAAGACAAAAATGTCGGATGTAAAAGCACTAAAGTCAATAATAATGAGTACGATTTACAAATTAAGATTAAACAACTAGAACATGAAAAGGAACAAAAGGATAGGGAAATAAATAGCCTTAAAGCTAGGTTGAAAATAGCAGAAGAATCCAAAGAAAGATATAAAGCTATGGCTAGTATGTTTGGTGGTGTAAGTGTAGGACTTGATAAAGCTGAGTACAGAAAACTAGCTAAAGTATGCCATCCTGATAATGGTGGTAGTGAAGAATTAATGAATATTATAAGCAAACTATACAGGAAATAAGGCACTTATCATGTGATGATAGGTGTCTTTTATTATGCAAAAAAATTAACAGGAGAGTGGTAGAGAATGAGTAATAAACGTTTTATATACAATGTCCAACAAGCAAGATATTTTATACAACTAGGTGGAATTGTAATTGATACTGGTGTCCATGCAAAGACTAATAAACCTTTTTGGGTATTTGACTTTGATGAAACAAGGGAATTAATGAAAATGTGGTGTAATAGAAATGATGGCTGAAAGCCTTGATAGTCAAGTTAGTGCAAAAAGCGTACCAAATTAGTACAGTTTAAGTTAAGTAACTGAAAAAAAGCGTACCAAATTAGTACAGTTTTTGCACTACAATAAGAAAGATTATTATAATAAGAAAGATTATATTTATCACTCCAAATGAGATTTGTAGATGATAATGGAAAAACATAATTTAATTTATAATTTGAAAGGCGATGATTTATTTATGAAAATCTTTATTAAGAATGATGTTATTGAAAGCAACCTATCTAATGATGCTTTTGCTACTTATGTGGCTATTAGTTGTTTATCTAATGTTGAAATGGACTATGTATTATTTAATTCCAGACAAATAGGTTATGCCTTATATGGAAAGTTAGCACTAGATAAACGTAAACTTGATAGAATAAAGAAATCTATTTCTGAATTAATTTTAAGTGAATGTATTGAGGTAATAGAAGAAGAAAAAGGGGACTATATCATTAAAAATAAATTTACTGTTGATGGTTCAGATGGAATGTTTACTATAATACAATCTGAAGAAGTTAAAGCCATTATGAATATTAAAAAAGGGGATAATGAGTCATTGTTACGATATTTCACATTCATTATATCTACTATTCATGGTGAAAAGAAAGTAGGCTGGTGGACTATCGACCAATTAAGGGAGAAATTAAATATAGGCAGTAACAATACTATTATTGCTTATAACAAATTATTAGAGGATGCTAAGCTAATCTATATACATAGACCTAACATAACTGTCAACGATGAATTTGGCACTCCTAAACGTATTAGCAATACATATGGAAGATATGGTGATAGAGGTAGGGTTATTAACTCTTCTAATGAATATATCAATTCTTTAGGAGTATTTAATGGTGAGAACAATAATGTTATTGTGGATGGAAGAAGTATATCAGCTAAATACAATGCTTATGTTAGGGGAATTAAAAATGGTAAAGAGTATGACATTAAATATGTAGAAGAGTTAAGGCTATTATGCGAACAGTACAATGCCTACTATGAAAAATTTGCAGGTGCTAAATTAAAAGATATGAGTGTATTTGATGTTATTCCACAGGAAGATGATGAACCTATCATATATTTTAATAAACCTAATCAAAAAAGATTAACAGCTAAATTTGTTAAAGATTGGGCTAATGGTGTTGTAGATAATACTAATAAATACAGTTTTGGTTCAATGGAATTCTTAAAGGAATTAAGTAGAGTTATGAATGGTAAGAGTTTTAATAATATTGAAGATAAAGATGCAACCGTAGTATATACAAGAATGAATAATTGGATTAAGGATAATGACATAGAAGAAGATTTACCATATTAAGGGTTAAAGTTTCATAACAGTTTATAAATATAAATTATGAAATTTAGGAATAGGTGCAGAAAAGGTATTAAATAGACTAGAGGATACCCTCTTAAAACCCCCTTAATAACCTAAAAAATAAGTAGGCTATGATGCTTTGATATATATACGTTCGCTGGTGCTTTCTTTATATATCATACCGTATTTTAATGGCGACATAGGAAAACTGAAATTACACTATATGGTTGTACTAGAATGAATATATTTACATTTATGCAATATAGAAGGGTTGGCAAATAATTGTCAACCTTTACAAATAAAAATAAAATTGGAGAGTGATGTGTAATGGTATTAGGAAATGTTATATTAGCTGGTGCAGTAGTGGTTACATTAGGAGTATTAACTATTATGCTAAAAGTTGATGAAGTTAAAAGAAATAGTAGACGTATTATGGGTGATGCTACTAAAGAAGTAAAGAAAATTAGTGACGATATGAAACACCACAGGGAAGACTATGGTAAGAAAATAGAAGAATTATATGCTAATGCTGAAAAGGTATTAAATAAAGAATATGCAGAACCACTAGCAGATAATGAAATAGAAATGCTTAATGACTTATTACAACGTGCAAAACGTGATGATAGATTTAAAGATAATATGGAAAAGATGGATTTTTGGTTTATTACATATGAATCTATACTTGCAAGTTGTAGAAGTAATAAAAGATATTGTAATGAAGTTAAACATGACATGGAGAGTGATAGATAATGGATGAATTAAAACGTACTTATAGCTTAAATCTTATTGCATGGCTGAGAAGTCATGGTGTAGAGGTTACTATACATTTTGAAAATCATAGGATTTTTGGTGTATATGAGGAAAGTACCAAAACTATATTATTGAAACAAATGTATCGTGAAGATGAAGAATTACATAGATTTTTGAATGAGTTTAAGATGTTAAAACAGGTGAAATAAAGGTATTTGTTGAATGAATAGGTTTAGCAAATATCTTTTCTAATTTGCATAGAGAAAAGGTATAAAGAAAAGGTATAGGCTTAGTTTGAATAATAAGTCATAAAGAAAAGTATCCGACATCATGTGCCATAGAAAAGTAATATGTAAAACGTGGCAGACAATATAAGAAAAGTTGTATTACTCACAAATAAAAAGGTGAGTGGTACAGATGGGATACAATTTTAATGAAGATTTAAAGAAGGCAGAAATAAGTGAAATGAAGTTTTATGAAAAGGCTAAAACATATAGTAAATATACAGTAGAGGATGTTAGGAATGACAAGGCATATCAAGAAATAGATGTTGATTTTGTTATGACTAGGAAAACTACAGGTGAAAGAATTAATATAGAAATTAAATCTGATGATGGTATAGCCAAGTATGGCAACATCTTATTGGAAGAAATCAGTAATAGGTATATAAATTCTGATGGTTGGTGGAGGAAGACTAAAGCTGACTGGTTGCTATTCTATATGCCACAGAAAGGTTACTACTATAAGATTAAGGTCAAAGATATTAAGGAATATTTGCTTGTAGGACAATATCAGACCAAGAATGTATTTAATAGTGTATGTAAATTATTTAATATTGAGAAGTTTTGTAAATGGAAGGGTATCGAAAAAGATAGCCTTATTTTTATGCAATAAATTATTTGTGGCTTGATGGATGTAACTTGTAAAGGGATTGAAGTCAATACACATGAAAGGATGATATTTAATGAAATTAGAAGAATTACAAGGGTTCAATGACGAACAATTAGAAATGGTTAAAAAGTTAATTCAAAGTGAAACTGATAGGGTTAGAACAGAATATAGTAAGCAAATTAAGGAATTAGAACAATACAAGCCAAAGGAAAAATCGCAGGCTGAAATTGATTTAGAAAATAGATTAAAGGCATTAGAAGATAGGGAAAAAGAAATTGCCAATAAAGAACGTCAATCACAATTACAAGCTAAATTACAAGAGAAAGGCTTAGATAGTCAACTATATAAATTCTTAAATGTAGGGGATGATGCTGATACTTTCATTAATGAATTTGCTGAAATTATGAATAAGACTGTATTAGATGGCAGCTATAAACCTAATGTACATAAATCAACTAAGGATATTATTACAAAGGAACAATTTGCAGGTATGGGTTATATGGAAAGAAGTAAGCTACAAGAAACTAATCCTACACTCTATGCAAAGTTATCTGAGTAGATATTTGAAGGGTTACCGATAATAGGTAATCCTTTTTATATACAACTAATTAAAAATTAATAAAGGGAGAGTGTTATAAATGGAAATTTGGAAAGATATTGAAGGCTATGAAGGACTATATCAAATTAGTAGTTTTGGTAGGGTTAAGTCGATTGAAAGAATAGATGACAACAATCATCTAGTAAGAGAAAAAATATTGAAACAACAAAATAATAAGTTTGGATATTGTACTGTTGGCTTATATAAAAATAAACAACAAAAAAAATTCATGGTTCATAGATTAGTAGCCCAAGCATTTATTCCCAACGTAGATAATAAGTCAGATGTAGACCATATTAATACTATTCGTGACGATAATAGAGTGGATAATCTTAGATGGTGTACAAGAAAAGAAAACATAAACAATGAAATAACATTGAAGAAAAAGAAAGAAGTTAGAATAGGCTTTCAATATACGAATGAACAAAAAATGAGAATGAGTAAATCACATAAAGGCAAAGGTGTTGGTGGGAAAAATCCACGTGCTAAAAAAGTCATGTGTGGTGGAATCACATTTGATTGCTTAAAGGACTGTGCTATATATTATGACGTTAAACCACCTACTATGCTGGCATGGATTAGTGGTAGAAATAAAATGCCACAAAATTTTAAGGAATTAAGACTACAATATGTAGCTTAATATAAATAAAAAAATAATTGTAAGTAGGTAAACCCTACATGAAAGGATGATGTAAAAATGAATAATTTTTTAAAATCAGAAGTAATTACACAAATGATTAATGAACAAATGAAAGGTAAAGAAAAACTTATGGGATTAGCTAGTGATATGGGTAATCTTCCAAACGGTGTCCAAGCTGGTGACACATTTACAATGATTAAAGTTGCACATTTAGGTGAAATGGTTGACTTAGTAAAAGGTCAAACTATTGCACTTGAAGATTTACAAACAACTAAATCAAGTGAAGTTATCGAACATAAAGCAAAAGGTTTCCAACTCTATGATATTGAAAGAGAAACTACTATTGGTGGTAAATCTATTCTTGATAAGAAAATTGCAGATATGGCTGATATTCGTGTTCGTGCTATTGAAAAATCATTAGGTGAAAAATTAGCAAAAGCACCATTAAAATATGCTTGTTCTGAGGCAGATACTTTATTAGCAAGGGAAATCAATACAGCACTTCAAACAGCTTTTGGTGATGCACAAGATACAGATGAGTTTGCTGGTATTGTTGTAAATAGTAGAGTTGCTACAGGTTTCTATGCTATGCCTGAATTTGTGAAAGCTGACTATACATTCACAAAGGATGGTAACGGAGTTGTTCGTGGTGGTGTTATTGGTACATTTAGAGGTATCCCTGTAATTATGTCAGATGTAACTACTTATGATACAGCTAAATCAGAGTGTGTAACATTCATTATCAAGAAAGGTGCTTTAGGTTATAAAAAAGTAGCTGGTGAAGTAGAAGTCGCAAGAAATGCTAGTAAGAAATGTGATGAAGTATATGATGATTTAATGTTTGTAACTGGTGTTATTGATGATACTGGTGTAGTAGTAGTTAGAAAAACTATTGCTTAATTAAATACATAGGGGTTGTCCATGATGGACAGCCCTTTTATAAGTAGGTGATTAAATGTTAATTATGAGTATGAAAGATTTAAGGGAATATAGGCTTAGATACGGTGTTTCTCAGAGTGCTATTGCTAGAAAAATGATAGGGGAAAATGGTAAACCTGTATCAAGACAATTTATAAATCAACTAGAACTAGGAACTGGTGGAACATGGGATGCCAGTGAAGAAACAAAGCAAGCCTATTTACAAGCATTATATGAAGTAGTACAGGCACGACAAGGAAAATAATCTTTGTTGTGTCTATTTTAATTGAAGTAGATAGAATAAAGGGGATGATTTTTTGAAACGTGCTGATATAGTAAAAAACTTTGTAGAGTTTTATATAAACACAAATAGAAGTGAAAGCGTATTCAATGAAAAATATAAGAAAAAAGTAGGCATAAGCTATGAAACGTTTATGGCTTATACGGATGATATAGAAGTTCAGAACCAACTGAAAAATAAATATAAAGATAATAGTATTATGGATATGCTTGAGGTCTACCAATCACATTTAGAGAAAGCAAAAAAGGGTGATGTCAATAGTGCCAAGTTTTGTATGGACTTCTTTAAATCAGATATGTTTGCTGATAGTAAATCAGAGGTAGACAAAATTTTGGAAACCTTAAAAGGGTAGGTGATGGCTATGGATAAAGATAAATTATTTCTTAAAGTATGGTCAGATCCAAAACTATTTTCAAAGAATTTTATTAAGATTATTAATAAAGCTGGGGAGGTAGTACCTTTTGAATGGAACGAACCACAATGTTATTTATGGGATAACATAGATAAATATAATGTTATAGGAAAATCAAGACAAGGTGGAATATCAACATGGGTAATGTCACTTTGTATATGGAAGGCTATAACTCAACCGTATACTACAAGTGTACTGTATTCACATAATGATGAATCGACAAGGAATAACTGGGGCAAGTTAAAACAAATGTTTGATAGCGTACCTGATGTACTTAAACCTAAACTTGAACGTAATAATAGAATGGAAATACTCCTTGCTAATGGTTCAAGTATTTCATGTGCTTGTTTAGGTAGAAAGGAAAAAGGTAGGGGTGCATCTATTACAGGTTTTGTATGGTTATCAGAATTAGCCTTTGTAGATAATGAAACGGCACAGAAACAGCTAACAGCTATTACACAAGGGTTGTCAGCTAGTGGGAAACTAATCATAGAATCTACTTCAAATGGTTATTCTTATCATGCTGATTTGTTTATGGGTGCTAGGAATAAAGAAAATGTATATAAACCTTTCTTCTTTAGTTATCCTGATTTTGCTAGTATGTTCCAAGATGAATACGGTCAGTATTGGGAAATCTTTAGAAATACTAACGGACACTATTTTACTGAGGATGATAGAACGGATGAAGAAATAGAATTGCAAGCACAGGATAATAGAATTGACTTGAAGATGCTATGTTGGAGAAGATTAAAGATTGCAACTATGGGAAGAGATGATTTTAGTCAAGAGTTTCCCCTAACATTTGAAGAAAGTCTATTAACTACTGGTACAACGGTATTTGATAAGCAAATTATAGCTAATAATAAAGTAAGGCTTAAAGGGGTTAAACCATTACCTAAAGTCAGCATTGTTGACATTAGCCATATACTTCAAGGACATTTAGGAAAATCTTTATTTTTCTATGAAAAGCCTTTAAGTGGTCATAATTATATTATTAGTTGTGACTGTTCGGAAGGTATTAAAAAGGACTATCATGTAGCTATTGTTCTTGACGTTGATACCAAACGTGAAGTAGCTATGTTTAGGAATAATGCAATACGACCTGATACATTTGCAGATGTGATTAATGTGTTAGGTAGGATGTATAATAACGCTTATTGCATTGTTGAGTTGGCTAGTGCTGGTCATACAGTTATAGAGAAACTTTACTATAAGTTAAAGTATTACAATATGCACAGGCATACTACCTATGATAACTATGGAAAGTCAGTACAGAAGTTAGGATTTGATACCAATTCTAAGACTAAATCAATGGTTATTGCAACGTGTAGGGAATACTTTGAAAAAGGTGTCATTCAGATAAATAGTGAAATTATACTGGATGAAATGCTTACCTATACTTGTGAAGATGGGAAGTATAATGCTAAGAAAGGTTGCCATGACGATACTATTATGGCACTTGCAATAGGTTGTGAAATAATGAAAAAGCCAATTAAGAGAAAAGTAATGTAAACTTATATGATTTTATATGAATTTATATGATTTTATATAGGAAAGTATAGGGAATTATAGGATTATCTATGATTTTTATATTACTTTATATGAATTTATGTGATTTTGTATGATTTTTGTATAGGGATGTATAGAAAGGGTGATGTAATGCAAGCATTAGAACAATATATCAATAGTAAATATGCTGATAACGTACTTCAATGGTTTGAAGAAGAAGTTAAACAGCCTGAACATATTAATAATATAAGCAAAGTCCTTAATAATAAGGATTATCTTAAAGGAATACATAAAGTTTTAAATAGAGAAGACATGACTTATAAGGGGGAAACTTATGAGGTTAGAAAGACTATATTCCAAACAGTAAAGTCCTTAATCAATTTCTTTAATGGTTACATTTTAGCAAAGCCTGTTAGTTTAGGTGGAACTAATGAGGATATGGTAAAGACCTACAATAGGGTTTATAGGTTAGGTGGATATGATAAGCTGAACCATGACATCTTAGACAGATTATTGAAGTTAGGTTGTGCCTATGAATATGTGTATTATGATGGCAACAAGATTAAATCTAAATTGATTGCTAGTGAAGATGGATACCCAATATATTCAGAAGATACAGGGGATTACATTGGATTTATAGAACACTATACAAGTGATAGTAATAAGGTATCTTACTGGAATGTACATTATCCTAATAAGGTAGAAATGTATACCGATGAAGGTGGTCATATTCATTTAGTGGATACAAAGGTATCATTCGGACTTCCTATTGTCTATGAAAACAAAGAAAATATTGACGAAGTAAATGTCACTCTATTAGATGATATTAAACCATTACTAGATGAATTTGAAGACTTTATGAGTAAGCTAGGTGATAGTATCTATACAAATAGTATCAATCCAATTCTTACTTTAACTGGTTCTATGTTAGAGTTACCTAAAGGGGTTAGTGCTGATGCTTGTGGTTTTCTATTCAATATTGATAATGGTGGCGAAATGGAATATGTTACTGCTACTATGGACTACAATACTATCAAGCTATATTTAGATAACTTAAAACAGATGATGTATGATATTGCAGAAGTACCATCTATTATATTCGGACAATCTAATGTAGCTAATGTTTCTGAAACAAGTATTAAGATGATGTACAGTAAGGCTAACAATAAAGCTAGTTGGTATAGGTATATTCTTGAAGAAGGATATGACCAAAGGAATGAAGTTATAAGACACATACTATCATTAAAAGGTATGGCATATAGCGATGATGACTATATTAATATTGAATTTAATTATAGTATTCCTATGGCTGATACGGATGTTATTAATAATCTACATACACAGTATACTGATGGTTGTATAGATAAACAGACTTATATTGAATTAAGTCCATTAACTAAGAATGTAGATAGTGTAATGGGTAGATTAATGGATAATACAGGTGTACCTACAGGTACGCACCAAAATCAAGTTGATGGGGAATAGATGGTGACCTGTTCCACAATTTTGTGGTGCAGGTTATTGATGGTTTTGGTAATGTTGTGTGTCAATTATTTAATGAGTATATATGAGTGGATAGTCATATAATATTAACACTATTTGTAACATAATTGTAATATATTAAAGGATATGCAAACTTTACATACCCTTGACATATAGCAACATACAATATCATAGGATATAAGCCTGTAATGTTCGGAGAATAAGCCATATTTTTAGTGTGTAAAATCATTTTAGAGACTAAAACTGAGTAAGATAACCTACTATTCGTATAAAATTTTGCTTTTAAAGATACATAGATAACTACTAATATAGCTAGAATGTAGTATTATCAAGGGTTTGGTAAATACATTAGAGTGCAATATACATTTCGTAAAATTAATGTTTTGCGAATAGTATGCTTTAATCAATGTCATATAACTTCTAATCATATGATGTTATTAGATAGAAATCCGAACATTCCCCCTGTTTATGAAATTATTTTATAGTAGTCATTAAAACTACCCACAGAAAAATTTTCGGATGTTCATATTTTGAACTCCTAAATATAGGTGTGAAATAGGTGTAAAAAAGTGCAAAACAGGTGTAAAAATAGTGAAAAAAAGTGTGTTTTAGGTGTAGTTTAGGAAGTAGGCTATTTACAAAATAATTTAAATATTATAATCTTATATAAGATTATAACTTTGGGGGTTTACTATATGAAAAAGATATTTTGCTTGTTATTAATTTTATGTCTAGGGTTAGTAGGATGTAGCAATAGTGTTGTAAGAAAAGGTGCAGACTTGCCAAAATCTGATGAAGAGTATTTAAAAGCAATGTATACAAAAATGTTAGAAATTAATAAATGTATATCTAAAGAAGATTATGTGGAGGCAGAAAACCACATAGAAGAAATAAAAAGCACATATGCCAGTAATACAAACGAAGCCACGATTATAGTAACAATAGAAACCTATTATAACGATATAGGTGGAAATATTAGCTATGAAGAATATATTGAAAAGACTAAAGAATTGTCTTTTTTATACAACAATAAGGCTATAGATAAAATAACTCTCTCAGAAGAAGATTTTGCTAAAATGAAAATAAATGTGGATTTATAAAAAATAATTAGCACTCATGACTAAGTGGGTGCTTTTATTATGCAATAAAAATGAAAAGGAATGGTGATAGAAATTTGATTTAAAGTAGGTGAGAAACATGGATATAGTAGCAATTCTAACAGCTATATGTTCAGAACAAGGGTTTGTATATGCCTTGTTTACTGGAATGTTAATATGGGTATTTAAAAAGAATGATGAACGTGAGAAACGATACATAAATACAATAGATAATTTAACAGTCAATGTATCAGATAAAATTAATGTGATTGAAGATGATATATCTGAAATTAAGGAATTAATTAAATAAATTTGAATACTCCTTTGGGCGAGTGTATAATAAAAGAAAATATACATAGGAAGAAGGGGTTTAAAATGGAACTTCAAATAAGATATAGCCGAGAAAGAATGCAAATTGATAATGAAGTTGAAAACATACCAATTATTACACTTGAAATGGTTAATTGCGGGAATAGGGTATATTTCTCTGATGAATTTAATGTATATAAAAATATTGATGCAGATGGAGAAAAGTTTTATTTAAAAACTGAAGAGTGTACTATTCAAAAAGTAGATGAATTAATTGAAGTGAGAAGAAAGATATCAAACAAAAGGGATAGTATTTCTATAATAGTTGATCAATATAATGATAATGTTGTAAATATCCCAACATTTATTGATGCACTAAAAGAAAAAATTAAAATAGAACACATGATGTATCTCCACAAAACTGAAGTAGTGAAAGGAATATTAGAAAAATGTTTCCCAAAAGGGAGGGGACAGTTAGAAACTAATGAGTATTATAGGTTTAATGAAGAAGAAAATAAATTTGAAATTGAAGAATAGAATAACTGGGGTGCGACATTCAGTCGTGCCTTTTTTAATGCAATAAAATAAATAGAAAGGTGGTGATGCTATGACCACGTTAGAAAGATTAAAGTTAGAATTAGCCAATAAGCAATATTTTACGGATGCAGAATATACAACGTTATTAAGTGAAAATAGTCTTACTGCTATTGAAACGTATAATAAAGCCACTATGCAACGTAATTTATTACTTACTGTATTAGATATACTGAATATGCTAACTAACGATATAGACCTATTTAGAAAGCTAGAAGATAGCACAACAGGATTTAGTCAATCTAGTGCTTATAAGCTATTGGAACAACGTATAAAGGCATTAAAGGAACGAATAGAGGGGATTCCATTACCACAGGAAGAATTATCAGATGTGCATTTGATATTCACTAGAAGAAGGTGATTAAATGAATAGCAGGTTAGACTTATTCAATAAACAGCTTGAAGCCTATGGGATTGACGTGCAAGTAAATACAATACCTTGTAAAGCCCTTATTAAAGATATTCCTAATCAAGGACTAAAGGAAACGAAGTATGTGTATATTCCATTAGGTATTAGTGTAACCATAGGTGACACAATTACTTGTAGAGATAAGAAGTATATGGTACTCAATATTAAGCTAACTAATTGTTATAGTGCTTGTGTGGTTGAGGAAGTATACCATTCTATTAAGATAAAGTATTCATGGCTAAATCTAATGCAATTTGATTGTATTGTAGATGTAAAAACTCAAACTATGATTGATACATCTTACTTATTAGCTGAAAAGACTTTAATAGAAATTCAATTACAAAGGAATGAATTATCCAAACAGATTAAGAAGGGTACACGATTCTTTATATTTGACATCCCATACAAGGTTATTTCTATAACTTATGAAAATAACAATATCTTTACATTCAGATGTGAAGTAGATGGTATTAACCCACAGGATGATACGGTCAATCAGATTGCAGATAACAGCCAATTAAATCCACCAATAGTAGAATATACGATTGTATCAAGTGCTAGTGCAAATGGTACTATATCTCCATTAGGTGAGGTTAAGGTACAGAAAGGCAATTCACAAGCATTTTCTATTGCCCCTAATAAAGGGTATGAGGTGGATGCTATTTTAGTAGATGGAGAAGTCGTCGGTGATGCCAGCAACAATTATATCTTTCAAAATGTTTCAGAAAATCATACTATAAGTGTCACCTTTAAGGAAAAACAAGTAGCTGAAAAACTTACCATAGTGGAACAAGATGGATATGAGGACTTATGCAAAGGCTATCCTAATACATATTATTTGAGGGATACTACAGGTACAAATAAGACATCTGTTACATGGGGAGTAGATAAGTCATGGGTGACTATTACTCAAAATGGTACTAAATGTGAAATTGGATTTGATGAATTAAAATATGTTGGTGAAACGGTTGTATTATATGCTGAATATAATGGCAATACATATACACTTAACGTACTCTGTACCAATTTATAGGCTAATAGAAAAAGGGTGTTACATTTTGTAACCCCTTATCTGTTTAACTGGATTTTATTTTTAGGGTCTGTGAAAAAATCTCTGTAAATACTTTCTATGATAATTGAATGAGGGCAGAAATGGCATACTTAACCATTTCTGCCATGGCTACACTATAGCCTG